TAAAAGCTAAACAAAAAGCAAAGAAAAAACAGGAGAAGTAAATGAACTACAGATTATACGCAGTAGAAGCTGGCTGTGGTACTAGTGTTGGAGCAGCCTCTACTTTTGCAGGTGCAACTGAAGTAAGACTATTTAATAATAGTAACGCCAATCAGTTAGTAACCGTAGCAAATGCAGCAGATGTAACATTAGGTACTATGACATTAGCTGATGGTGAAGTAACATTCATTATGAAAGACCCAACTGACCAAATATTTGCCGCAGCAGCGACAGTATTAGGCACACCAGTTAAGTATAGTTAATGGTGGAAAGTTGGTTAAAAGATGTTGCAGAGACCGCCGCAGTTACTCTTGACGTATTAGACAAGAAAGCTGAAAGACGCGGTACTGTTACTCACGCCGACGAAACCGTACAAACTTTATGTATGGGATATCTATATCTACTAAATTTATGCGACCAGCAAGGTATACTAGAAAGACGTGATATAGAAACACTCACCGATATTATTAAAAAACATACAACAATTCATTAAATGTTAGATATAAGTAGAACAGATATTATTAGTTCTGAATTAATGAACTTTGAGACAGCCGAAAGGTTTATCAAACTTCCTATTTCAGAATATATGAACCTATTAGGTATTGAACCTAATAGCTCACAGAAGGCATTAATCAATGCCATAAACAATCCAAAGTATAGATTCGTGTGTGCCGCCTTATCAAGGCGACAAGGAAAAACCTATATAGCAAATGTCATAGGACAGTTGGTATCGCTCGTGCCGGGCTCTAACATATTAATTATGTCACCGAACTATTCACTTTCACAAATATCTTTTGACTTACAAAGACAATTGATTAAACACTTTGACTTAGAAGTTACGAAAGATAATGCGAAAGATAAAGTTATAGAACTATCTAATGGTTCTACTATACGTATGGGTTCTGTGAACCAAGTGGACTCTACAGTAGGTAGAAGTTATGACTTAATAATCTTTGACGAGGCAGCACTAGCTGATGGAAAAGATGCGTTCAATGTGGCACTCAGACCAACATTGGATAAAGAGAACAGTAAAGCAGTATTTATTTCAACTCCAAGGGGACGAAACAACTGGTTTGCGGACTTCTACCATAGAGGGTTTAGTGATGAGTTTAAGGACTGGTGCTCTATAAGAGCAACCTATCACGAAAACCCTAGAATTAGTGATAATGACATAAATGAAGCTAAGAAAGCTATGTCAGCTGCAGAATTTTCACAAGAGTACTTAGCTGACTTCAATACTTATGAAGGGCAAGTTTGGAACTTCAATTTTGAAACTCAAGTAGGAGACTTCGAACAACTAGATACTAGTAAAATGGATGTTTTTGCAGGACTTGACGTAGGTTATAAAGACCCAACAGCTTTATGTGTTATAGCATATGATTGGGACTATGATAAATTTTACCTTATAGATGAATATATGGATGCTGAAAGAACTACTGAACAGCATGCAATTGAAATACGAAGACTAATAGAAAAACACAATATAGATTACATTTATATTGATTCAGCCGCACAACAAACACGTTTTGACTTCGCTCAAAACTACGACATTTCTACTATTAACGCTAAAAAATCTGTCTTAGACGGCATAGGACAAGTAGCGGGTATAATAGATAACGACACACTACATATAGACCAAAGATGTTCTCAATCATTATCATGTGTAGACCAATACCAATGGGACCCCAACCCTAACTTAATGAGAGAAAAGCCAAAACATAATATGGCAAGTCACATGGCAGACGCTTTGAGATATGCGCTGTATACTTTTGAGACCTCCGCCAATACATTTTAAAAAGTATGACCTACCAAAAAATTGTTCTTGACAAAAAGGTGAAATTTTGGTATAATTTTCAGTAATAGGAATTTATGGATTTAAAAAGAGATTTAGTCAAGTACGTACGAGACAAAGCGAAATCAGGTTATCAAAAAGAGACCCAATGCTTTATCTGCGGCGAAACAGAAAATTTAGAGTTTCACCACTACTATGGAATGACTGAGCTACTATACACTTGGATGAAGAGTAACAAAATTACGATTACCTCAGCCGATGAAATAATGAATCTTCGAGAACAGTTTATAGAGGAACACCTCACCGAAGTATATGATGAAGCAGCAACATTATGTAAAACCCATCACATAAGATTGCACAGTATATATGGAAAGAGACCTAAATTGGCAACAGCAAAGAAACAAAAACGATGGGTGGAGATACAGAGAGACAAATATGGCATGGTATGATAGATTCTTAGGCATTGGTACGGAGAAGTTAAATCCTTCTCAACCTTTTATTGGCCTAGAAGAAGGACTAGCAATAGATACTCGTGAGAAGAAAGATAATTATCGCTCAGCTTACGAAGAACTAGAAGTAGTTAACAGGGCTGTCAACATGATTGTTGACGATAGCGCTGATATACCTTTTGATATTGGAGAGAAAATACTAGGTATGACTCCAATAGTTCAAAATGTTCGTAGAACTAAAGTAGATTTGCTTTTGAATAAAGAGCCAAACCCTTTTCAGGATATCAATAGTTTTAAAAGAAATTTAATTATTGACTTACTGATAGATGGTAACATCTTCATTTATTTTGATGGTGCCCATCTCTATCATTTACCTGCACAAAACGTTACCATAGAAGCTGATACTCAGACATATGTGAACAAGTATGTATATGATGGTCATATAGACTACACCCCGAAAGAAATTATACATATTAAAGAAAACTCATTTCATTCAATCTATAGGGGTGTACCTAGATTGAAAGCAGCGTACAGAACAATGTATTTGCTAGATAGTATGAGAAAATTCCAGGACAACTTCTTTAAGAACGGAGCAGTTCCAGGATTAGTACTAAAATCTCCAAATACTCTTTCAGACAGGATAAAAGAAAGAATGTTAGTAGCGTGGGGACAAAGATATAATCCTAAAAATGGTGGTAGAAGACCACTTATACTAGACGGCGGATTAGAAGTAGATAGTTTAACTAAAGTAAACTTTAAAGAACTAGACTTCCAACCTTCAATAGCAGCAAATGAAAAAGTAATATTAGAAGCAATGGGCGTACCTCCGATTCTTATGGATGGAGGAAACAATGCAAACATTAGACCAAATCATAGATTATATTATTTAGAAACTATACTACCTATAGTTAGAAAAATAAATCATGCTTTAGAAAGATATTTTGGGTTTAAAGTAACTGAAGATGTACATGGAGTTCCGGCACTACAGCCAGAGTTAAGAGATCAAGCAGCATATTACGCAACACTAGTTAACACAGGTATAATGACACCTAACGAAGTCAGGGAAGCAATGAACATGGAATCAATTGATGGACATGATGAATTGAGAATTCCAGCAAATATAGCGGGCAGCGCAGCTGACCCAAGTGAAGGTGGAAGACCACCGGAAGAAGAGGAAAATAATGAACAAACCAGCGATTCTTAAACAGTTAATGGAGTACTTTATGAAAAAAGGAAAAGTACTTACTATAGACGAATATAAAGCAGCAAGTGATACGCCAATGCGTTTTATAGCTGCAAAAAGAGCTTTTGGCTCTTGGGCACGAATGAAACAAATGATTGAGCATAAAATGAGAATGGATAACGTTACCATAGAAGCTCCTAAAGTTGCTCAAAAAGAAAAAGCAAAGCCAGCTCCTAAAAAAGCTGAAGTAAAGGGTAAGTAATATGTCAGAGAAAATTTTTCATTGGGCATCAACTTTTAAAACACTAGGTGAAGATGATGATGGAAGTGTAAATATCAAAGGATATGCAAGCACCAACGCATCAGACAGAGCAGGTGATTGTATTGACCATGAAGCATGGACTAAGAATGGAGGATTAGAAAATTTTAAAGGTAATCCAATTATCCTATTTAACCATGACTATAATCGACCAATAGGTCGTGCTACTTCATTAGAAGTAAACGATAAAGGTCTCGAGCTGGGAGCTAGAATTTCTAAGTCAGCTGGAGATGTAAAAGAACTAATCAAAGATGGCGTACTTGGAGCATTTTCCGTGGGTTTCCGAGTCAAGGACGCTGATTATCTAAAGGAAACTGACGGTTATAAGATAAAGGACGCTGAACTATTTGAAGTGTCTGTTGTAAGTGTACCTTGCAACCAGACTGCAATGTTCTCGATTGCAAAATCATTCGATTCTCAATCAGAATATGATGAATGGAAAGCAGAATTTTCGAAAGAAACTAAACAGGCTCATGATATGGAAGCAGTAAAAACTGACGAAATTGATGCGCCACAAGCCGTGGGTAAAACCACTCAACAGGAGAGACATATGTCTACAGAAAAAACTACTCCAAATGCTGAGTTAGACTTAAAAGCATTCGCGGAA